ATACGCAAGACACTACCACTTTGGCCGGAATAGACGGGCTGCATCGGCATGACTACGCTTTCTACTTTGTGGTAGATACTGATGCTCTTTGGGTGTTTGACCCGGCGAGTACGGCGACCGCAGGTGCGAATGTGGTAGTGCCTGACGATATCACCCCGCCAGACCCCGGTAGGTGGTTGCGGATTACGTTTTCCAGTGCTGCCGATATCACTGTAGACGCCGGGAATTATCCGATTGACGGCTATGACGGAATCGCTGACCCTGCTTCTGTACAGGAAGTGCTTGATTACGCTTCCGGTGTCTGCCGTGCTTCTAAGGTGGTTCCAGTCGGTATCCGTGGTGTAAGCGTTACTGGCGGAAGTAGTAACGCATTTGACACTGCGATAAAGACCATCGCGGAGCATAACGACGGTGCCGGGGATATCGATACGATTGGTGTGGTAGTGGACGCCACTTCCCCGCACGTCCTGTCGCTGCGAGACGCTAGCGATTGGTCACGTATTGATGACGGCGTTGGAAACACTGTCTACTGCCGACTTTCCTACACTGCCGGTGAGTACATTGCCACTTTCTACTCGAACGTGAGTGGTACGGAAACCCCGTACACGTTTGTTGGGCCGACTACTGTTGACTTGTCTCATGTGAATGTGAGCTATACTCATGCTCTGGCGACTTTGTATGGGTTCCTGAGTGAGTATGAGGAATCTAGTTTTTTCGCTGGGACTCCGGCGGGTAGTGGTGGGATTCCAACTATCGGCGCTTCTACTGACGGGGCTGCGGTAGTTTGGGACGGGACTACCGGCGACGCCGTACAGGACTCCGCGCTACTGATAGACCCGGCGACCGGTCAGATTGCGGTTGGCGGATTTGATGAGGCGGTGTACGTTCCGGCTGGCACTAACAGTGACCGCCCTATGACCCCGCTGGCGGGCTACTTCCGATTCAACTCCGAAGAAAGTTTCTACGAGGGCTATAACGGCTCCGGCTGGCAGCAAATGAGTGATGTGCTGCCGAATATCGGCGCGTCTACTGACCAAGCGGTAGCACTTTGGGACGGTACAGGTGGTGACGGGCTTCTTGATTCCGCGCTGCTTGCTGATGCTACCACAGGTCAAGTGTTTGTCGGCGCTTCTGACGGGGCAACGTACATAGCATCCGGCACCACTGCGGATAGGCCCGGAACGCCACAGACCGGCTATATACGGTTCAACTCCACTATAAGCCGTTATGAGGGTTGGGACGGTGTTGATTGGGTTCCGCTATCGCTGACTTGGGATGTAGACGTGACGCATACTGTACACGTCTCTGAGGATGGAAACGACACTACTGGCGACGGCTCGCCATTCTACCCACTAGCGACCCTAGATGAAGCTCTTACGAACTATCTGGCTGCTAGCGGCGTCACGGTTATCCGAATACACGGGACGGTTCCGGTATCGTCTACAGCGATGCCATCCGCAGGATTCGACTTGGCGGTGTACTCTAACATCGAAATTGTCGGGGACGGCATCTATTCTTCGCAGCTTGTCGGCGTCAATGACGACGGCGCACTGATTTCTCTGTTTGATGCTGCGGACGTTTCTATACGCAACTTGACAATCTACAATACATCTGGTGCGGCTATTTGCAGCGCGTTCGCATGTGGTGCATCTACTACCGGCGAAACGATGCTAAACGTTTATGTGACCGATGTACGCTTTCTTTCCATGGGTAGCGAGAATGACGGCTCTGTTACTTATGGTAACGCGCAATGCTTGATTTCCTATGATGCAGGGTTGCCTTTCACTAATACGGTGTTTGATAACTTGTACATTGATTGGGCCGACCTTCCAGTAGTCCGCGCAATTGCTAACACTTCATATGGGCTGCTTATCTCCGAAGTCGGCACTGGCAATCAGAATGAGCTTGACTACGCTGTGCGAGTAGGGCGGGTTATCGTACTCAACTGGGGCTGGCAAGGCTCTTCTACTGCGGCTAACACTGTCGGAACGGTGTTTATCGCTGTGGAAGTCCGCGGGACTTCTGAGGCTCACGCTATTATCCAAAGTGTGCAGGGCCAAGGCTCTTGTATAGTAGGCGGGGACGCTACGCTGGTACGTATAGATGATGGCGGCGAGATTCAAGAAGTTGATGTGTCTGCCAGATTCCAGCACGTCACTTCAGGTGTCATCACTGGAGTGGAGTGCTTCACCGGCACTGTGGGCGAAGTAAAAGCCTACATCTTCCGTGAGTTCATTTTGGATATGAACGCTCCGGTGCGTGCCTGTTTCTTTAGCGGGCCGGTAATCGCGCAGGCTGTGGAAGGTACGTTGCACCTGTTTGGTACCGGCGCGAACCCGCCGGTGCTGTCGCAGACCGGTCATGGAGTACACGTCGGAGCGGTGGCCGGATTGAACTGCCAGCGCATTTATGGAGAACTACGGCTTGACGGGGACTACACCGGCCCAGACGATTTCGATATGGGCACTGGCATCTACAGTGCCGGAGTGCGTATCGAAGGTTCCGGCATATCTGCCGTACATGGAGTGCTTTCAGTAGTCAACTCTGCGAGCATAGACACCATCATAGGCGAAGCGCAGGCCGTACACTTGAATTCTACCGGCGTAGGAAACCGCATGGTGATTGATGAGCTAGTGGCTAGCCTCAAGTCGGCCCGCGCTGTTGGGGCTACTTTCGACACTACGGCTATCGGAGTGCTAGGCGTTACGAATACCAGCGGTGCGACTACTGATGTTGCGATTCTGCAAGGCTCTCTCGCCGCTACTCAAAATGATGTGCTTGACTTGGCGGTGGTTCGGCGCGGAGCGAGTACGCAAACATTCGCATTCTCAAGACCGGCGACTGACTCTATCGGCTACGCTTACTGCCTAGCAAGCGGAGTCGGAACTGGTAACATTTCTGCTTCTTCCCCGGCATTGAACTTTGGGACGGTGTAACATGCTAATGACGCAAACGGTGCTGATTGAGTCTCCGGACTTGTGGGTTCAAGTGCTTGTGGCTATTCTGAGCAGTGGCGTACTGACCGCCGTTATCAAACTGCTACTGGCAAACGCCGCTAAGCAGAAGTCCGACGCAGCAATGACTTGGATTGATACCACACAGCATGTGGTGCTGCTTGCTATCGAGGCTACTGAGGCGTGGGCGAGAGACCGTAAGAACAGTGGGGTTGCAGTAAGCTCCCAAGACAAGTTAAACTACGCCATAGACAATGCCGCGTCTTTTATGCAGAAGGCAGGCATCCCATCTAAGCTGATTGAAGACGATACCATTTCGACAGTCATTGAAGCAGCGTTGCGCGTTCGGTATAAAGGCATGATTGATGATAGACGCGATTGATGCTGCTTTGATAGACTTCTTCTCGCGCGTACAGTGGGGCGGTAAAGCTGTGCCGGTAGTGTTTTCATCTCCGGACAAGGCGTTCGGAGCACTGAGCTATCTCATAGCCAAGCGTACCGGAAAAGCCATAGACGACAAGCCATACCCAATTGTTATCCGAGACGCCGCTGAGCATCTTCCGTTCATATCGGTGCAACGTGACGCATTGTCGTTTGACACGTCCCGATTTCAGTCGCACCCTATCCGAAACTTCAAGCCTGACGCTGATTCCGGCATTTGCTACACTGGCGCAGCCTTACGCCCTATGCTATCGTCAGTGAATGTGGAATTGTGGTGCAAAGAGCGTCGGCAAGCGTCATACGTCCAAATGCAGTTGGAAGAGCAATTCTTAGCTGAAGAAGCTACTTTGTATGTTGACTTTGTGAATGACGTAAAGTATGACCATGACTACGGGCATCTACTATACGCAAAGAACTTCCCAGTAGTGCCTATCCAGCTAGCAATGACTGGTGTATCTGATAGCTCTGATTTAGAGATGGGTGAAGCGGCTAGATACATCCGAATGAGCTTTTCTTATGAGCTAAAGGTGATGCTACCACGGCCAATTCGCCCGATACCTATTATGCGTGAGGCTACTGTCACGATTTCCGATACTGAAACACAGGAAGATTACGGCACTATCGCCGTGCTTGAACCGGAGCAAGAATAATGCCAGCACCCGGCGTAACTATTCGTGAGTTCGACTTGTCCGCCTATGTGCCGGTTGGCAGTCCTGCTACTGTGGGGCTTATCGGCGCAGCACGCAAAGGGCCGGTAAATCAACTGGTTTCGGTGCAAAACGAAGGCGACTTTGTTGCTACTTTCGGGCAGCCCGCAGGTGGTATGCACGGGATTCGCGCAGGTATTCGTTACCTGAAGCGTGGTTCCTCGTTGCAGTACATCCGCGTTGCTGGTACTTCCTTGGCGACGGCCAGTACTACTTTGTTTAGTACTGACGGTGACGCCATTCTGGAAGTCGCTGCGACTAGCGCTGGTACTTGGGCTAACAATGGCGGTGTGGCTATCATAGTCGCTTACCAGAATGTTAGCTCTTACACACTGACGGTGTTGAACGACAATACCCAAGTGGAAACGTTCGCTGGAATTACGAACGGCACGGCTGAAACCGCTATCAATGGCGTTTCTCGTTTCATTACGGTGTCGGTGGTTCCCGGCTCCGGAACGACCTTCCCGGCGGAAACGTATAACCCGGTCACTGAGCAGTACTACCCAATCAATCTGACTGGTGGTAATGACGGCGCGTTTGCTTCTTCCGACTCCGCAGACTCGACTACCGGCGGCATTAGCAGCCGTGAACTGTGGCAGGAAACGCTTACCTACACCACTTCCCAGACTGACTACACTTTCACCACGCGGCAGCCTATCCGCGTTGGGAGTTTGGTGGTTACTGATGGTGCGGAGGTCTTCACTGACAATGGCGACGGTACGCTGACCGGAGACCAGTCCGGCACCGGCACTGTCAACTACGCCACTGGCGAAGTGTTTGTGTCTTTCGACTCCGCTCCTACCACGGATTTCGGGTGCCAGTACTACTACGGCACCATCGAAAACAGTGTAAGTACTGCCAGCGGCGTGCTGGAGTACTCCGGTACGGTGGCCCGCCCATCGGTGGTTCCGGGCGCATTCCGCGTGCTGACTCCCCGCCGTGACAATTTGGATATAGGCACCGGTACGGCTATCTCGGCACTGGAACTGACGCTTGACGGCAGCGATATCATTCCGGGCAGCTTCCGCGTGAGCACCGTCAATGCCAGCGGTGCCGCTATGATTGTCACTGACGATGGTGACGGGGAGCTTATTGGGGCTGTCCCGGCTTACACTGAAAAGCTGGTACAGATTGACTTTGACGGCAATACTCCCGTTCCGGCGTTCGGTGTCGGCGAAGTCATTACGCAAGCCACTAGCAATGCTTCTGGCGTCATTCTTCGAGTGCTGTCTAACGACCTGTACATTGTCAATCAGACCACGGTTGCGGACTTCAATACGTCTAACAACGTGACCGGCGGTAGTGGCGGCGGTGGCGGCACTCCGGGCGTGCCGGATTCGGTGCTTGTCTGCAATACTATCGACTACTCTACCTGTGATATAGTGGTGGTGTTTAGTAGTACTGTGCGTAACGGGGAGCCGATTGTCGCCACGTTTACGCAGCAATCCACTACGGACAATGCCGGGGTCATCTCCGGTGGTGCTATTAGCTCCGGCTCTATCGAATTCACTACTGGTGAGTTTGATATTGAGTACACTCTGACTACCGCAGGCAACTACGTTCCGGATATCGCGGATGGTACGCTGCAATTCCAATACGGCCACACGAACATCCTCGGGGTGGGAGATGGTAACGAGACGGAATTCAGTGGTGTGCTTCTGGAACATCCCGTGCGGCCCGGCTCTATCGAAGTGACCGCTGGCGGCGTTACGGCTACTGATGATGGTATGGGGGTGATTAGTGGCGCTGGTGTGGTAGGCACTATCAACTACCACACTGGCTTTGTGTCGCTTGAGTTCAACTCCGCTCCTACCAGCGGTGTGGAAGTCGAAGTGCTGGCCGGTGTGATTCTGGCGAACGCGACCGCTCTAACCGCAGGCCCCGACTACAATCAGGCAAGCACTGTTACTGACGGCTTCTTTATCGAGTGGGGGGAATCCCCATCGAATGAACTTCTGTATCGCTTGCGGGTGATGTTCAATAACGGCACCACTACTACGGCAGTGGAGACATATGACCTGCTTGAGTCTATCGAAGACGCTGTGGACACTGTGAATGGTGTGACCGGCGGTGCTCCTAGCTCTTACATTAGCCTCTCGCTGACCGGATATGCCGGTGAGCCTGTCAGTGCTACGCAGTATGTGGGGATGGCTGGCGCTTTCACTTCGGCTGACGTTATCGGCGTCTACGCCCCACCACTTCGGACGGGGTTGCAGATTTACGCGCAGTCTGATACTGTGGATTTGGACTTCGCTGCGGCTCCGGGCATCTGGAATCGTCACGTCCAACTGGCCGGTATCAATCTGTGCGCTACTCCGGGACGGTGGGCGGTGTGGGTTGTGTCGGTTCCAGACTTTTCCGACTACCGCGACGCGCGAGACTACCTGAATGGCAACTACAATGCTGCCACTCCGGGCGGGGTTGCACGTCCTAATGCGGCGGTGCCGTATCCATTCTTGGCTCCTATCAATTCTTCTTATGCTTTCGCAGTTGCGCCTTGGGTTCAATACTTCGACGGGTATGTGAATCAGGACGTGTGGGAAGGCCCGGAAGGTGATGTGCTTGGGCTGGTTGCAACGGTAGACCGGCAGGAGTTCCCATGGATTGCTATTGCCGGTACGAATCGTGGCTATCTTGATGTGTCTAACATCCGGTTTGCCATGACCAGTGTTGAACAGGCAGAAACCTATGACTTTGTTGGGGCTACCCAGCAAATTCTCAATCCTATCCGGAGTTTCCGTAGCACCGGTATTGCTCTGTACGGGCAGGTTACGGCGTTGCGGGCTTCGACTGCATTGAATCGTCTGAATATCCGGTGGGGATTGAATTGGATTAGCAAGCGCCTGCGTTCCATCGGTCTGTCTTTCCCTTTCGAGCAGATAGACAATACGCTGTTTAGAAACATCTCTACTCGCGTTAGCAACGTGCTCCGGTTTGTGCAGAGCAACCGTGGTATAAACGCTTATCGCGTGCTGTGTGATGAGTCTACTACCCCACCAGAAGTGGCCGCGCAGAATCGTGTTGTTGCTAAGATTTTCATTCAGTTTACCCCGACTGCGGAGTTTGTGGAATTTGATATCTACATTACGCCACAGGGCTTCGATTTCTCTACGCTGGCCGCCAGCTAAACGAGGACAATCATGGCAGAAAAGTACACTCTAAACGCGCAGCAGCTTCTTGACCGTGGTCGCAACGGTCTTGAGCCTGCCCGTACCAATCTTTTTATGATTGAGTTTAGCGGGCTTCCGCCGACGGTAGACCAGTCTGCGTTGCAGTTCGGTATTCGTAACATCTCCGGCGGCGAGCAGTCGTTGCAGGAGCTTGAGATTCCATATCTGGCGCACAAGATAAAGGTGCCGCTGGGCAGTGACGGTGTAAGTGAATTGTCCATGGAGTTCATGGACTTCGCTGATATCCCCGTGCGTACCGCACTTGAGAACTGGTTTGCTTGGACTTTCGAGCCAAGCACCGGGTTTATGAATGTGCCAAGTCTGTCGAAGTGTGATATTCGTGTGATTGCTCTGAGTGGTCAGGGCAGGCCCATCTATTCGTATCTGGCCCGTGGTTGCTGGCCGCGTGCCCGCCCACCAATGCCCAGCTTCGATATGGGTTCGCCAGACGTTGCCCGTATGAACATGAGCATCATTGTTGACTTCATTGACTATGAACAGAGCGCGTTTACGCTTGGAGCCGCCGGGCAGTTTGCGGTTCCAGCTATTGCACGCGGTCTTGGCGCACTTCGCTAATAAGGATTGAGAGGATACCCTATGAAACTTCGAGCACCGGCGGCTAATGCCGCCTACATGTGTACGCTGCCTTCCCGTGGTAAGTACTATGGCGGGAAGTTGGCAGAGCGCATCCGTGTTACGCCAATGCGCGGCGTACATGAGGAACGGTTGGCTTCTGCCAAGAATAGCAATGCTTCGGCTGAAGCGGCGGTGTTTGATTTGGTGCAAAGCCTTGCGGAGCTTGGAAACTTTCCGGTAGATGAGTTGCTTGTCTGCGACTTCAGTGCTATTATGTACGCGGTTATGACTGTGACGTATGGCTCTACTTTGGAAGTGGTTGCCAACTGCCCGCATTGTGGTCAGTCGAATCGCATTGAAATGGATATCGGGGAGATACCTGTACAGATTGCAGGTGATGACACGCCGCCTGAGCCATTTCAATGCAACTTGCATAATGGTGATGAGGAACCTTTTGACGTTCGGTTCCGATTCATGCGCATGAGCGATATGCGTAAGTATAACGACTACAAGCGCAGCACTATGAGTAAGTTCGGCAAGCAGATTCACCTGACCGGTGATGACGAGGCCAGCTACCTGCTCGCGTCTACCATCGTCAGTGTGGACGGACAAGATACTACTGGAGCTTTGGACGCAAGGCCGCTGCGGGAATGGGTTGCCAGCCTCACTACGGCGCAGCGCACCGATTTGGCAGAGGCCGTCAAGGCCGTGTCTTTTGGGTATGATGCTGAAGTGAAGCGCAATTGTGTGGCTTGTGGCGGTGAAATTGCGTTGGAGGTACGGCCAGAAGCAACTTTGTTTCGCCGCAAGAGTTCCAGCGCTCGATAACCTGTACGAAGAACGTTTTGCACTATGCTACCACGGTAGGCTGTCCTATATGGACGCTGAGTATATGACTTCGGAGCAACGTGCTAACTACATCCGCCACCTGAATGACTTTCTGAAGGAAAAAGCGGAGCATGAGCGGAAGGCCGCAGGCAAGGTGAAACATGGCAGATGACCTTGCTACCGCCCGCATCATAGCACTGAGTCTGGATAGTCCTGATTTCAAGCCGGTACATACGAAGTTTCGCTCCGGGCTTGAGTCGTTGCAGGATTTGGTAGACGCTTTCGTAGATGACGATAACACTCGCAGCCTTCTTGGCGTGACTGGTACGCTTCCTACTAAGGAATCGCGTGACCAGACTAACGACTTCAATCGTAACATAGCGCAGCGCAAGCAGAGCATTCTTGCGTACTTGAATCCAGTTACCGCTCTTTCCAAGTTGCTGAAGGGCTTTTCCGATACGCCTAACAACCCTAGCGATTGGATAAAGGAAAACACTTCGGCGTTGGACGGACTGTCCAAGTCCATGGCGGAATACAATTCCAAAGTGGATATGGCCCGTTCATCTCGCGGCGGGAAGTTGAGTGGTCTATTTGGTGGTGATAGGGGCGGTAAGGACTCGAAAGACCCACTCGGCAAAGATGGCCCGAAGGGTGGTATTCGTGGGCTGCTTAGTAGCTCTAGGGCTTCCCAACGTATTGTGCAATTCTCGTTGCGAGCAATCAAGATTGCCAGCTTAGCAGCGGTTGCGGCAGTCGGGGCAGGAATCTTCGGCGTATTCGCCGCAGCGAAAGAGGTGTTTGACTGGTTTGCTGAGCCGTTCCTAGAGGTGTTCAAGGGGGTATTCGCTAGCGTCTTCGAGCCTATTCGCGGAATCCTCTACGATATGGCCGTGAATCTCATGCCTGCAATATCGGCAGTGATTGGCCCACTAGGGGAAGCCGTAGCAGCAATGGCTACCACTTTCGCTACCACTTTCGGGGACGCTCAAGGCCCCGTCATGGAAGTTATGTCTTCCATGCAGGACGCAATCATGGGCATAGTGCCGCTGATGGACACGGTAGGAAAGGCCCTAGCGAAAGTCGCATCTGAAACACTGCTATCTACGGTGAAACTGATTGCAGATATGCTTCCGCATATCATTGACGCTATTCCGACAATGATTACGGTATTCACTCTGCTTGTCCAAAACATGTTTCCGTTCCTGAAGGAAACGGTGTCAGGGCTGCTACCACCCATAATGAAGCTGCTTCCTGAGTTGCTGGTGCTTGTGCTGTCGTTGGTGAAGGCGCTTCTGCCGATTATAATCGAGGTGTGGCAGATTATAAACGAACTGCTTACCGTCGTTCCGGACTTGGCTACACTCATCAAGGATTTGACCGGCATCCTTGTGGTGGTGCTTCCGCCAATCGTTGTTGCTATCAATGCTCTGCTTTTCGTGATACGGTTAGCTGCGATTGGACTGGCTGCGATTGTCAATTTGATACTGCAAGGACTCTCCAAAGTAGTCGAAGGTTGGCATAACCTGATTGCGTTCGGCGAGATTGCTTGGCAGTATCATGTTGAACTGTGGGATAGCATAACGGGAATGGCCGACAACCTCGCTGAGGGCATGACACAGGTATTCACCGGCGTATGGAAAGCCATTACTAAGGTGTTTGAGCAGGTTAGAGAGGCCGCGAAGTACTTGTGGGATTCCTACGTTGCGTACATGAAGCAGGTGTTTAGTACTCTAAAGAGCCTGATAAACGATTTTCTCGGGTGGTTCGGCTTGGACTTCGATGGAGTCATGGGCAGCGTAATCACTGAGAGTATGGTGATGTTTGATATGTACGTTATGTTTCTAACCAGCATCTTCGAGAATGTGAAGAATGCTATCCTCTCTGTCGGGGAAGGCATTTGGGCTTTCTATGGCGCACTCTTTGACTTCATATCCGGCAAGACTGCCGCTGTCGGGGCTGCGGTTGGTGGGGTACTTGGCTACCTTCAGGATATCATGGGGGCAGTCATTAGCTCCGTCAAGGGCTTCCTGAATAAGTACCTAATCGGGGTGTTGAACTCCGTACTGACGTATGAACTTCCGCTGATAGGCTCCATAAAGAGCATTACCGGCATTCAGGAAATACCAATGCTTGCTAAGGGCGGGGTGGTGAACTCTGCGACTCCGGCTATAATCGGCGAAGATGGCCCGGAGGCCGTCATTCCATTGAGGCCGGAGGCCGTGAGTGCCGTCATGCCGTCACTGGCGGAAGTGCGGATAGCAGCTGAGGATGTGCAGGTGCTTGGGAAGTTGAACCAGCAAGGCACGGCGACTCTCAATGCTACGCTGAATCGTATGGCTAACATTCTGCTAGCCATAGAGGATAAGCTCGGAAACGCAGGGGAGGCCCCAGTTGGCAGGCTTATCTAACATACGTCCGCTGCTTACCACGGCTCCAACTCCGACTCCAATCCCGCAAAATGGTGGGAAGCCGGATATGCTCCGCATTGTGCTGGAAGATGACCCGGCTTTTGGGTACACTTTCCAGTCTGTCCCGGAAGAACTTGTTGAGGGGTATAGCGCGAACTTTACCGCGCAGACCGGCATTTCATCTCAAGCTGCTTACTACAAGTATTCTGGCGGTGAGTGGGACACTCTGACCATAAACACCGTGCATTACGCCGGGCTTGATGACGGGATTTCAGACCCGGAAGAAGCCAGCGCGAAGATGGTAGCTGAGTTGCGGCGGCTACAAGCCATGGCATTCCCACGTCCAGTGGCGCAGCGCCTACCATCACAGAAGTTGATAGCCATAGGCATACCACCAATGGCACTACTGATTTGGGGTTCGTTTATCGTGTTGCGCGGGCGGGTAACTAACGTGAACATCTCATGGCTTCGCCCATTCCTGCCGGGAACGGCGACACCTAAGCACTGTACGATTGCAGTAACGTTCCAGCCTATCATGGCATTCTACCCTGACTTCTACGATGTGCAGGACGCCCGGTTTAGGGGTTCCGTAGTGACGGCTGGGGCGCTATTGGGTGAAGGCGCTTCCAGAATCATAACCGATAAGGCGCGTGCTTCTGAGCGTGCGGGGCTTTCTGCCTACTTTTCCTCATTGCAGAACTCGTTGCGGTCTAACGATATCACCCGCGAGGAATACAATGAAGGAATAGAAGCGCAACGCGAACGTGCGCAATCACTAGGCGTGAACATCCCTAGTGCGCAGTAGGAGGTAACATGGCAAGTACTCCAGCTAATCAAGCATTTATCACGGTACCAGAGAATTCGTACCTGTCTAAAATGCCTGTTTTGCGTAAGAACGGCTCCGAACCATTCTTCGGATTGGCGCGGCCAGTCAATATACGTTTAGACGGTGATGAAGAGTCATACACAGTGATGGCTGGTGACTACCTTGAGACTATCTCATGGAAGTGGTACGGCGTTACGAACTTCGGATGGGCAATCGGTTGGGTAAACGGAATAAACAACCCATGGAAAGACTTACATTCTGGTAGGATTCTCACTATCCCGAAGTTGGACAATATCAAAGCTGCGTTGGGGCGTGAATGATAGCCAAAGGAGATTCAGAGTTTAGCGTACTGATGGCTGAGGATTTCGGCCAGTCTGCCTTTATTGGCGGCGATATCGCCGCGCAGATGGCGCGTGTAGCTATTGATATCACTAGTGAGTTGCGCAGCATCGTATGGCGCACTTCGATAGACTCCGGCGGGTGGGACTGTACGCTTGTTGTTGAGTCTAGCGATTGGACAAAGTGGTCAAAGTTCACTAGTGGGGCAGCTAACACGCTTATGATACGGATTCAATCCGTAGATATGCGGTATCCGCACTACACACCATGGACGCAAGCCTACATTGACAGCGCAACGGCAGAGGTTTCAGGTGCTATCATGCGAGTAACGCTTTGTATGAAGGACGCCCGTGTGTTGATGAGTCGGACGGCACGGCGAAGGGCGTGGCCGCTCTCTACTACGGCGTCAATAGTGGCTACGATAGCGGCAGAGTACTCTCTACTCCCGGACGTTGCCACTACAGAGGACGTGCCAGTTGACAGGTGGCAATTCGGAGTAGACGATTGGGCGTACATCACTGGCGAGATTCTTGACTTCGCTGCTATCAGTGGTATGGGCGGTGTGTGCTTGTGGCTTCATAACGGCGTGCTTAGCCTACAGGCTCCGCGAGTAAACGAGTTGCCGGTGCGCCAATACGATTTCGGATTAGGTGATGACCGTGTATCTTCGTTCGAGTTGAGGCTAAACGGGGAAGCCGTAGGACGCGCAGGCGGTGCCGGGGCGACTTATGTTGGCTTCGATATGCTCACTAAGACTACTTCTACCTATAGCACTTCCATTGTAGATTATGTGACCCAGCCTGCTTCCAGCAAGTATCTTCCGGCACCTATCGACTCATCTCGAATCTATGGCGCAGCGGTAGCATTGTATCCGAACGCCGCCAGAACGGGGGCACTTCACACTTGGGCAAAGGCCCGTGAAAGGTACTACGATTTGCGAATGGATTGTCTAGCGGATTTGGAGCTTGAGGCCGGTTCGGTGATTTCTGTTGATGTGCGAGACGGCGATAGCGCAAAGACCTTCTACGGCGCGGGGGCTTATGTGGTGCGCGAGGTGACTCACCGATGGAGCGCAGTGTCCGGAAAGCTGACCACCAGCATAGCAGCTTCGAGGCCGGAGGCCCTACTTGGAGCACAAGAAACACCTGCGGTTGGGGTGTCGCCGCAAGTGTCTCTCGATACTTACAAGCGACTGAATGAGACTTCCTACTATACGTCTTCTCCATCGGTTCCCGGCGGGGTGACGAAATTCATTGAGGAATTGTAGTGAAAGAGGCCCCAAAGCACGCTAGCCTACACTCGCTCTGGCCGGGCATAGTAGTGGACACCCGCGACAGTCTTCGCATAGGCCGCGTCAAGGTGCGCATTTCTATGCTGCATGGCGCTTCGGGGCAGGACGGTAGCATTAGTGATGCTGACCTTCCGTGGGCGTTTCCCATGTTTGCGGTTGGGGGCGGCGGCAGCGGCATTTGCGCGGTTCCGCCAGTAGGGGCGGGCGTATTTGTCGCATTCATTGCGGGAAGTACTGACGATATCGTATGGCTCGGCTCTTGGCTTGGGATTGAGGATGTAGTCCCAGAGTTTGCGCAGAGCTACACACCGAATCCAGAATCATTTGTAATCAAGACTTCCGGAGGAAACGTCGTTATGCTCTCTGACCAGATGGGCAGCGAGTTTGTGCAACTCCGAACGCGCAGCGGTATGACAATCGAACTGAATACTACACAGCAACGATTGAACATCGAAACTACTAGCGGCAATCGCATAACGCTTGATGATGTAACTCAAAGTGTATCGGTTTCTGCTAACAATTCTATCGCGCTATCGGCTCCAAATGTGAGTATTCAGGCGACGGCGCTAAACGTTCAAGCGGCTTCCATAGATGTGCAAGCTACTTCTGTTTCTTGCGTAGCTGCCGCAACTTTCAATCTAGTGTCCGCACAGATGGGGTTTGTAACTCCGACCGGAAATGCTATAACACTTGGCCCGGCGGGGTTCAATACGCTTCTTCCGGTGGGGTTGTTTAGTGTGACCGCAATAGCAGGTGCTTTGTCTCTCAACTCCGGCGGCCCTGCTTCTGTTATCGGTGCTGGGGGTGTCCTTATCAATGGCCGACCGGGAATCATAGAGCTATTCGGCAGTAACACAGGCCCGGCTAACATTCAGTAGGAAGTCTATGTTTGGGAAGTTCACAGGTGCAGCCTACCCACTTGGGAATTCGGTTAGCAGCACGTTGGGCGGCAAGCCTGATGTGAACGTAATCGTTTCTTCCATCCGAAACATACTGACCACCCCAAAGGGCACGGTTCCCTATAACCCGGAGATTGGTAGCCTAATCCCGTCTTTGGTATTCGGGCAGAATGACGCAACGTTGCACGCCCTAATGGCGTACTACGCTAAGACCGATATTGAAAGACAGGAGCCGCGCTGCCGCGTCAAAAGCGCTACGGCTTTCTCCGCTACGCCTAATAACCTAACGTTGCAGGTGATTATAGAGCTTGTCGGGCAGCCTACTTCTGCAACTACTCCCGTGATTGTTGAGTACACAATATGAATCTGACAATCGAGGAAGCAAGAATCATACGCCGCAGAAGGTTGCGCGAAGCCACTTTGGATTTCGTGAACACCGGCAGGCGCACCGTGTATGAAATGCAGGATATCCAGAAGCAGCTTTACTCGCTTGAAAAGAAGATGTTGGCCGCTCTGGATAACGACGTGCTGAGAGGTTCCGGCGGGAATGACGTGCGTAAGCTATTCCGAAGCATAAGTAACCTTTGTGATGACTACATACGCACCGCCAGAACGAGGTCTTAGTAATGGCTAATGCGCCGCGCATCGACTTGACCGCCCGCGACTACCCTTCCATCGTACAAGCGTTGCAATCCTATGTGCAAATACGCTTCCCGAACGACTGGAAGGACTTTGTAAGCACTGGCATTGCTACGGCAATGCTTGACGTTGTTGCGTATACGCACGCGCAGGCCATATACTACTATGACCGACTGAGCCTCAATACGTTTATGCAATCAGCAGATGACCGCTACGCTGTCACTTCCATTGCCAAGCAGCTTGGCTATCGGGTGCGAGGTGCCACGTCTGCTAGTGTGGCGCTGACGGCCATTATCAATCCGACACTGGACGTTCCAGTAACGATTGAAGAAGGTACCACCATCACGGCTACTGGGGACGTAACCTTCAGTGCCAGCAAGAGCTATGTAATCCCGGCAAATAGGGGAGTCTATCCAACCCCTATTGATGTGGAACCGTTGGTGTTCACTGAGGGGAAGGTAGCCAAAGAGAATCACGTCGCAACCGGGCAACCGCAGCAATCTATACGGCTTGCCAGTAACAACGTGATTGATGGTAGTGTACGGGTGTTTGTCGGCGGGGAGGAATGGACTCGGGCGGACTCGCTGCTACTCTCCGAAGGCCGAAACATCTCACTCGACAATTTCGTAGGTACTGGGCTGTCCGGGCAGTCTTTTACACTGACGAATCGCTACGCTATCATTGACGGCGAATCAGAAAACGCGCCGCTTGTCACTGTCGATAGCATTGTGTGGGTTCAGGTAGATACGTTTAGCGGCGGCCCGCATGAGTACCGGATGTTCCAGCAATCCAACGGCATCACCGCTATCCAGTTTGGTAGTGATGCTAGCGGCTCCGCACCACCTACGGGATTCATTGTCGGGGTGCGTTACTTGACTCGCGGGCCGCAGCTTCGGTATGAACAAGCTGCTGGTAGTGATGGTGCGCAAGTGATTGTCTTTGGTGACGGCATCTCCGGTGCCATACCAGAGTCCGGCGCGCCTATCGAGATACGCTACCGTAATGGCGGCGGGACTGTCGGCAACGTTGCACGCGGCGCTATCAATGGAAACGTGCTCGGAAGACTTCCGAACGGTTCGCAGATTCAGATTTCGGTAACGAATTTGGAAGCCGCTTCCGGTGGGGAAGCTCCAGAAGCCATTGACCGCGTGAAGCTGCTAGCACCGGCGTTTGCCAAGTCGAACCAGCGGGCAGTGACGGCGCAGGACTTTACCGTACTGGCATCCTCGTTTAGCGACCCAATCTACGGTTCACCTTCTTTCGCATCGGCAAAGTTGGCGCGAAACCAGCCGGAGCGGAATGAGGTGCTTGTTGCTGTTTGGAGTCGGGACGCGAATGGTAGGATTGTCGGCGCTGGTACGGCACTTCAGGCAGGCGTCAAGAAGTTTCTGGACTCCAAGCGTACCATATGCACTTATGTGCGGACGGCTACCGGCGAGGTGCTTTATCTAGATGTTGATGTGTGCGTAAGGACGCGCAGCGGCTACTCCGAAGTCCAAGTCTTTGCAGACGTACAAACAGAGTTTGAGCGATTCTTCCTGTCTACTGACGCCCGCCCCGGCGCTGATGTGGCATTGTCGAAGCTTTACGAGCGTATCCAGCGTATTGATGGCGTAGACGCGGTGGTGATTTCGGTGCTTCACGGCACCATCTTGCAGAACATTGAGCTTGGCGCTGGTACTGGAAATGCAAGTGTGTTTTCCGGGTACTTCGCAATCCCGGAAGGTAGTGCTATCTCCCCACTGTCTGTACGAATCACTGACGGGCTGCAAGTGGTGAGTGATGACGGGTTCGGCAATCTTGTTGGGGCAATCGGCCCCGGCGCTCCGAATACTGTCAACTATGAGACCGGAAGTGTGTCGTTCGCGTTTGCTGAAAGTCCTGAGAATGGTGTGAGAGTTACGGCGCAGGCCAGAACCATATTCTTCGGGCAGTACTTGCAAGAAGATGCTCCGGTAACAAGCACGCAAGACACCATCGACTTCCGCACCACTTATCACCCGGTGCGCGGGGCTACTTTCAGGCCAATGGGAAGCTGTCACGTATTCAAGGTGCTTGAACAGTACCGGATAGGCACTAGCAACGAGTTCATAGGTACGCTCTCGCCCAATATCAATGACCAGTCGCTAAGTATCACCATACGGCTGCGAAACACCGCTACGAACGCTCTGCTTTCAGACAATTGGACGGTGGTGATTGACGCGGTACCATCCCCTAGCAGCTTGCTAGTGGTGGGACTTCCGGCGGGCAGCCCAGCATTTGTTGACGGCTCTGTAGTCGGCACGGTAAACCGTGCCACTGGCAGCTTTCATCTCTTTGGGCAATCCATGAATACGCTGCTAGCGACAATCGCGGCGGCTTTTGGCGCACCACTTGAGTTCGCATTAGGCGCTAATGCTGTCATAGAGTACACTAGTAAGACGGCAGTGCTTCAGTATGACGGCCCGATTACTCCCGGACGCGCATTTATCCGCGTATCTCCGGATATGGCTATTGACCAGTCCAACCCGCCCGTGCCTTCCCCTTCTGACTATCTCGGGGAATCACAGGCGTATGATGACGGTGACGGCAACGTTTGGAGTGATGCTGGCGCTTTGGACGTTAGCAGCTTCAATAGTGTCAACTACGATTCTGGGAAGGTGATGGTGTCTTGGCTATTCATGCCGCCAGACCAAGGGGGCGACCCTGACTACAATACAATTCCATTCTCTACGAATCCGCCAGTGTTCACTACCCAGCGAGTCGTTTTTGACTTGACGGCGACCGGAGGTGTGTGGGATAGCAGTGTGCGCGAGTACCCATTTAGCATCGTACAAGGAACGACCCTTCCTTGGATTATCCAACTGGCATCCGCTGGTACTTTCAATGTTGGCGATTTGGTGACGTTTTCCAACGGCTCTAGTGGCTTTGTCAATAGCGTTGCGCAACCGTCATTGTCGCAGCCGCAGACGTTGCATGTTGCTTTGCGAATCGGCACTACTATCTCTGGTACCGTTACCGGCCCTAGTCAAATGACTGGAATAGCAGTTACAAGCGCTGAGCAAACGTCTCAAGCGAACGGCATAAACGTTTATTCGCGGTACGGTGTTGGAAGAATGCAACTTCTTACTCACCAGCTTTCGGTGTCCGGGGCCATTCTTGACGATGTGTACGACAATGGATACAGTAGAATCTACGGGCCTATCTTGGACGACACTCGGCTTTCCTGCGTAGACTACGCCCGTGGTAGGGGCAGACTTGTTTTCCTTGACACACCACCCGTGACCGCAGCGAGATTCTGTACGCTTCAGTACCGCAGCGTGGTGCAAGTGCTTACGTCTGGACTTGTCTGGGCTATCAAGCGGGCAGGAAGTCCCGGTAACATCTACAGTGTCTTTGCGGACGCCGATGGCTACTTGTGGAATAACGGCGGTGCGGCCAACTACCCGGTGTCGAAGCTGGATTTGGAAACTGGGCAGCTTGAGGCTAATCTAGTCGGGCTTCCTATGCCTACTGGCAGACGCCCGTTAGTGAGCTATGACGCTGAAATACGTACTACCGGAGGTGTGGTGCGAGTAACGGCAGCGCAGGCCACTTCACTTGGCACGGTGAATATCAAACCACTTGCAAGAGATGAAGACGCTTGAACAACGGGATACCCAGCAACCAGCCACGTCAGACCGCCCGCAGAGATAGCAACGGGCTGGCCGTAGACTTGTATACGATGCTGCTTCCGCTTATCATAGACCAAGATATGATAACTGGGGTACAGCAGAAGATTGACCTATTCGACTTCCCGAACCCCCAAGGCTCTGACACTTGGGACACTACCGGTGCGGTGTGGGATAAAACAGGTACGCAACCTGTCATTCAGGGCTTGTTTTGGGCGATTGAAAACCAGCAAGGCACGCAACTGGAAGCGCTGGACTCCTTGCGTACACTGACTGACCCTGATAGCTGCCCGCCACAATTCCTGCCTATCATGGCACAGTCGTTGGGGGTAAGCCTGAATACCGGCTTATCGGAGTCGGCGCAACGCATGGTCTTACGCGGTCTCGGCGACTTCTACAAGTCCCGTGGTACCGAACTTTCTTGGACGGTATGGCTCCGTAGTAATGGGTTTACGTCTCGCATCTATCCGCTCTGGAAGAAGCTACTCAATGCTGAGGACTTGAATGAGTACAGCCGCAGTGAGTACGTTACAAATGCCGTCAGTGGTGAAGTGCTCGGCCCTAGTGGATTGCAGACGTATGTTCATGTAGTCCGCGCAATGCCGGTAGTGCCGCTAACTTTGGTGGTGACTGAGGCTGGGCAAGTGTGGCGGGAAGTGGAACGGGGTGTCTTACTTAGTAATGCTGGTGGCACAGGCACCTTTTCCTACGCTACTGGGAAACTTCGGCTCAACTCTCCGGTACCTACTACTAGTCCGCCGGAACTTTCTTACGAAACTGCTACTGATACGTTCCCATACCATGCGGCACGTGTTGACCTTGAAGTAGACCTGTTTCCGACTACCGGAAACAGTCCATGTAACGCTTTGCCTGACGTTACTGACTTCATCATAGACCAGCCATACATCTCCCGCATTACTGGGCTAGTAGATGAAGTGCGGCCAATTCACGTTAAACTGAGAGCACTCGGCATTGTCCCTACTGTTGAAGACGAACTTTGTAATCCAGTTGAAGACGCTTGTGCGTGCGGCCCAAGTCAAAGAGTGTTGGACAGAAGCGCATATCTGTATTCCTCGCGCTATGCGGAGTGGGACGGGGCTGACGCAGCACCCGTGCCTGATGATGGCCTAAGCATCTATGAGGATGCTCCCGGCACTGGCGGAACGACCGGAGGGGTACTACCCGGAACTTCTTATGTAGAGACCGATTTCGAGGCAGATAGTGTGGCGCTGGAAGGCATTGCTGATACTCTAACGATAGTAGTAGATGGGGTAACTCTGTACTGGTAGAGGTGGCAAGGTGATTGAACCACTAGAGTCAACTTTTGTGTACGGAGTTCCGGAGGAAGGTTCCGCTTTGAGTAGCGGCGCTATCCGTATCAACTTCCAAGCGTTGGCGCGTACAAACATATCCGCCGCAGAGGAATTGCCGAAGAACCCGCGTGATGGGATGTTGCGTATACTTGTTGAAAACCAACGCAATCCTAAGTTCCAAGTGTACTTGAATGGTCAGTGGTATACGGTCATTGACCAACTCACTAACCCATCACCAGTTCCGCACTACTTCGAGTACGATTTTGCATCTTCGGATACTTGGGTTGTTGACCACAATCTCGGGAGACGCCCGATTGTGCAAGTACTCAATTCCAGTAACATTGTGGTAGAGCCGTTGGCGATAACACACGCCAATACGAATCGAGTCATTGTTACCCATACGTCCCCTATTCCCGGACGTGTAGTCCTGATTGGATAAATAAGTATGAACGCTCCGAAGCAAGAACCGAAGATTCCCAGCGACCCGCTGAAGGCGGGATTTGTTGGCACTGTGCGCATTGACGTGCGGGAGTCCGGCGCTTCTGTGTGGCGTACTATCCATGTGGATAACAATCTAGTGGTGTCGCAGGCCGCTCCTTTGCTGGCGGCTATGATTGCGGGTATTGCGAACGCCCCTATTGACTACATTGAACTTGGGAACCCGGTGAACCCGACGGCTCCGGCGCTGACGGATACCACGTTGCAGGCGACTACCGGAGAGCGTCAATCGGTTACTGCATCGGTATCCGGAGACACCGCGTCATTTACTGCCGTTTGGGGTACTTCCGACGGCAACGGTAACACCTATACCGAAGCAGGGCTATTCACCGGCCCGTCTCCTTCCGGCACGATGTTTGCGCGGAAGTCCGGATTCTCTATCAATAAGACTTCCAGTTTTGAGATGAGATTCACTTGGGCTATCCGGTGTAACGTGACTAGTGGGCAGGACGGCGCTTGCGCCGGTGTTGCGCTCACTTCTGCTGGTATCGTAACCGAAGACTACATCTACGATTCTGTATCCGGTGGTGAGACTGAGATAACGGTGCCTATTGACTTCCCGGTAGGCGGGAAAATGCTTGACGTTTACCTGAATGGGCAGCG